CGTCTACCAATTCCGCCACCTATCCGTTTTGCCCCATGGAGGTGGGGCTTATTAAATTTTGGTTATTTACAATGAAATGCCCTACGATATGTTGATATTCTGCATATTACATCATATCCCATCATAAGTATTGTTTATTCCTTTCTATCTCCATCTCCATCTGTTGTATGAGGATATGTTCGTCAGAACTCGGCAGATACACACTCGCTTTCTGTGCTGCCCAATTACGAAACCTTTCGATTGACAGGGAGAACTCTCCGCTGTCAAGGTCTGCACTACTTCTAAGCACCTTTATCTTACCCAAATACTTGTCTTCCTTTTCTCGGATAAACAATTCGGGGTTTACGAGCTTTTTGTAATATTGCTGCTTGACCCATTCGAGCGTGTTACCTGTCTGCGTTCCGAAATAAGCCAATATAACATGCAGATACCTATTTTGAGGTAAGCTGCGTTTTGGTTTCTTTTCGGTCAGCTCAACAATTTTCCCACTCTCGGCCAACTTCTTTGCACGAAGCAAGAAATTGGCTTTTTCGAGTGGATTGTTCGTGTCATAGAGTGCCATTATGCTGCCCTTTCAATGAGTGGGAGGATACCTATTTCTTTTAGAGCATCATAGAGGAACATACGGCCTCTTTGGGTCCATTCAGAACACAATCTTGTATCTGGCCGACCATCTGAATGAGTAAATGAAATTGTACGGCTGTGAACATAGCCTTTCCCCATAAGGTTTGAATAGAGTATCCATTGTCCGTTAACCTTGTGTTGGATGCGCATTTCGTTGAGTTTCTTGTTGAACTTAACGGCACTCATGCCATAGTCGGCTGCTATCTGTGTTGTGGCTAGTGTGCCTTTACTTTGCAAGATAACGTTTAGATAGTCGTTGCCCTTTTGCATTTGCTGAATGAGTGTTTTCTGCTCGGCGTTCTCGCTTTCTAGTTGCTTAATGCGCGTTTCCCTGTTGGCGATTGTAGTCTGTGCGACTAACACAGCCTTTGCCAATATTTCGGCATCGCTCATTTCGGTCGTTGTGGTGATGTACCCACCAGTCTTGCGGATTGATGGGAGGACTTCTCCACATACCCAATCTTGGAAAGGTTCTGCTTGCGGTTTGTCCGAACGCATGATAACCTTGTAAAGGTTCTGTTCGTTGATAAATATCATTTCTTGCATAACCTGTGTGCCATATTGATTATAAGTAGGGGTGTTAATTGAACTAACACCCCTATCGTTTAACCTTTTCTTGGTAGCACCAGCTTGTAGTTCTAGAACTCGGCATAAGTCTGCCAAACAAAACAAAGGGTTGTCGGCCGTTCCAGCCGTGCGTATCTCCCCAAATTGGGGGTTGTTGAAAATTGTTACCTGATTATTCATTGTGTTGTCTCTTTTAATATTTGTGGAGAGAGCAGGGGTCGAACCTGCATTTCGGTGCCGTTCTACATTTCCATACGGCTACCGCACTTTACCGTTAAGCTATCTCCCCAGATGTGCGCAGGGCAATCCCACGCACATGGTTTACGGCATTGTACAGCCTAGTGTTTGCTGATGTCCCTGAATATTGATGGGACAGTGCCGTATTGAGGCAATCGTCCGTCCCACTTCTCTATCCACATCTGTTCGAGTACTGCAGGTGTGAGTGCACGCGTTCGCAGTTCGTTTGCCTTGAACTCCGCCTCGGCAGCCACAATCTTCTTTTCCGCCTCCGCCTGTACAACCTTTACTTCGTTCTGCACCCTCATGGCTTCTTGTACCGCCCTGTTCTTGGCATTTACGGACTCAACGATGGTCTTTGGATATTGCAGACCAGACGTGAGTTGCTCCAAATGGAAATTCTCTTTTGCCAATGACTTGGATAGGTAGTCTTCTATGGACTTCTCTACCTTATCTCGGTTGGAAACAATCTCGTCCGTGGTGTACTTGTTGAGCTGTATTCGGAAAGCATCCCTAACGTAATTGTACAGCGTTCCATTGATGACCTCGCTAAGTTCCTTACGGTATTTCTTGAACACGTAAGGGCTTTTCCCGTCTACAATCTTCAAGGAGATTGTGGGGTCAATCTTGAACTCGCTGCCGTCCTTTGCATTGATGGTAAAGGCAGGGTAGTCGACAGTCTGCACGAATGTGGGGTACTCGTACACGGACTGTGTGAAAGGGTTGTACCAAACGCGACCCGTGCATAGCGAAATGTCGTCGACACCCTTTTCAGAACCATACAGGTTAACCAATATGCCCTCACTGCCTGCGTCAATGCGTTCCGTGCAAGAGGAGGACATGAAAACGAACATAGGCAACAAAATGCCCAGAAAAAATTTACTTCTCATTTCTTTTGTTTTTTATTTTGTTAATGAAATCGACAAGCCTTGTGAAAAATCTTGTCTTGAATGAAATTAATACGTAGGCGGTTGCGGAAATCACGCCGACAAAGTTTAGGGTCGTGTCGTATATGGTGATAAGTTCCGTTACGGCCGTAATGATAAGTAGTGTGAACAAAGCCCACACTACGAAGAGAAATGTTTTTGCCATGATAGGGGTTTACTTGTTGCGTAAGTCCACAAAGTCGCAAGTCTTAATCTTGGTGATAATCCTTTGTCCGTTTCTGAACAGCAAGCCGTTCCTAGTTTTTAGGACCAATCCCTCTGCTTTGTGATTTTTGGTTTGAGAAACGATGGAATTAAAGCCCTTGCTTACAAATTCAATTGCCTCTTGCAACGTCATATACCCAATCAGGGGGACAATTGGGACGTTGAGTTTACTGGCGATGTCTTCTAGGTTTTCTCTTCCAAGCCACCACTGCCCGACTTTCACGTCAAAGAGGATAAAGCCTACATCGTTAGGAATGTAATTTCCACCGCCTTTTTGTATCTTCATCCCATACCCCTCACCGTAGATTGACATGCGCAGTGTCTCATCTTCGCCGACAGAGGCAAACTGCTGGTTAAACGCGGACATGATGACGTCTTCCGTGAATATTTCGTGTAGCTTTTTGAGCAAGTGCGATGGGATTACGGCGTTGTCGGTACGGCCTTGGAAAGAAAACCAAAGGCCACGTTCCGTGCTGTATTCTATATCCACATGGATGTTTGTGCCGTCAATTTTCTCGGTGCATTCCCATTTCAAGTCTTTAAGCTCGTAAAATTCTTCGCAAGTGAATTGCGATGGGATGATTACCTTTTTCTCGTCCCTCTTGAAGAGGGTGTTAATCTTTTGATAATTGGTGTTGTGCATATTGATAATTGTTTATGATTTGTTAATGTTTGCCGTTTCGGCAAACTTCTTTCCTATCTTCCTTGCCATGTTGCGCAACAACCGCGGTCGGTCTTGCTCGGCAAAGCCCTTGACGTACGCCTCGTAGAAACTTGCAGCATCCGTGAGGTAGCGTATTTCCCAGAATTGGGGGTTATTGAATATTGTTATTCCCATGTTCGCATATGTTTAAAATGGTAAGTCGGTATTCCCTTGTTGGGTTGCTTGCGGTGCGAGATGTTGCGATGCAGGCTGTGAAATGGGCTGTTGTACTGCTTGTTGCTGCGTTTTAGCCTTAACGTCTTCAATGGCATAAGGCCTAACGCGTGTGAAATACTTCGTTTGTCCGTCTTTTTCGTATCTCGTTCCTTGTAAGTCAAAGGTAACACTAACGACTTGTCCGACTTGTATGCCATCAAGCATGGCTACACCCTTGTCGCCACTAAACTCAAACAATGGCGTGTTCTCAAAGGTGTCGCGCACCCCTGTATATGGGTCGAACCTCGTGCAGTCCAAAAGAAGTTCCCTTTTTAAAAGGGTTTTCCCATCTTTCAATGCTATGCTTTGCGTCTGTCCTATGGCTAGGACACGACCTGTTTGTTTATTTACCATCTTTATTTTTCGTTAAAAATCCTCTTATCTGTTATCAGCGACCTATTGTCTTCCACAAAACGGATAAAGTTCTCACACCTTTCTTGTATGATTGGAATATCTCTTTGTGGGTCAAAGACGTACGTTTCCGTAAATGTCTCATAGTCGAAAATACCAATAACGGCAACGTTATATTCAAACACGCTTATGTCAGCCCCCATCTGCCTTACACAATAAGGGTATATCAGATGTTGGTTGTTCCGTTTGTATTTTCCTACGCCGTACTGGCTTGCCGTCTTAATGTCGTGAACAGACAACGGCATAAGTTCGTCAATAAATCCATATAGTTTCACATCACCGAAAGCAGTCGGAAGAACACCCTCTACATACTTTTGTGTTACTGCACCTTTATAGTAATTTGCGAACTCTCTACATAATGAAATAGGAAAGAAAAAGACACGCTCACCTATCTTTGCATTCAAACCGATAAACTTTCCAGTGTCTATTACATCACAATACAAAGGCTTACCATTATGGGGGTCACAAACCTCTTTAATGATTTTTTCATAGACCTTTTCAACTTCTATCTTGTCAGACTTGCGATGTTCTATCATACAATCTATAACCTCATTGAATGCTGTACCCTGGGCAACTGCTTCATTGTCATAAGGTACTCTGTTTATCCTATCAATGACCGCTTGGAATTGTACCTTGTGGAACTCTTCGGGAGTATGTGGGGGATTATCACTAAACCCCCAATACTTTTCCCAAATAATATCACTATCCACATATTGCTGATAGGCATCAAGTAAAGATGGATAGATATTATAATTAGGCTGCGTTGTCTTCATAAGTCTTTGTGTCTTTATTGTACACCAGACCAAGCTCTTTCACCCTTGCAGAGAACAACGACCGTGCCTTCATCAACGAGCTGCCTACGTGTTTATAGTCATTTATATGCTCTGCAAAGTAATTAGCACTCTGTGCATCTGTGATTTGAGTAACGCCATCTTCAATCTCTGACAAGAGAGCGTTATATTTCTTGATTTCCTCTTCCTTTGTAGAGAGCATACCAAGATAAGGGGTAATAACAGAACGTTCGATAAAATCGTTCTTTGCCGTTGGTTTGCCTTGTGCGTCTACAATGGTAGGAATAGTCATAACGCCAGGCAGATTGCACGTATTCTTGCCATCATTGCGACTTGTCGGGTCAAATGTAATAGTACGCATCTGTCTCCCGTTATCGTTTTTCATTTCGAGATACCCGAGCAGGTCAAGTTCTGTAACAATAGCATTGTAGGACTTCTCACGTAGAGCAGGAATAAAGACAGTGTCATCACCCTCTTTGCGAGTGTCACGATGAGCGACAAATACAACATTCTTGTTAAGACTTCCTACTGTTCGAGTAAGCCATGAAAACTCTTGATTGATGCCGCCCCAGTCTCTTATCTGCGGTTGACGAGAACCGCACTTATATGTAATGATGAAATCCATCATCTTTCCGATTGTGTCAATGACAATAGTCTGATACGCTGACAAATCCTCTTGTAGCACATCTTTTACGTCCTGCCAACTACCGACCTGCACCGTATCAATACCTTCCAAATGCGACATATTTATACGCTTGACGCCATTATCGAAGTCAAGCAATAACGGCTTAGGAGTAGAGAGCGCAAGCGTACTCTTACCCATACCAGCTTGTCCGTAAATCATTATCTTGATTGTGGTTGGAATATTCAATTCCGATGCTTTTCTAATTAATGTCATAATTATCTTGTTTTTAATACCTTTTGTAAACGGTTATGTAACCTTTTTTTATCACTGTGGACGTCTCATATTTACGGCTAAATGGGGTGCACCCTGCAGCTTTATTTTGCCGTGAACACTCCATTATTACCGCCATACGAGGATACACCTTCAATGAAAGGTGTAAGGTGTTGCCACCCCCGATGCTTTTAAGCAATTCGGGGATGGTCTTTCTCCTAACATTCACTATTCTCTCCATCCTCTGCCCTCTTTAGGTAAGCTATTAACTCTGCTTCAGAGCCGAATACCTCTTGTTCGCTGAAACAGCGATAACCGCCATCTCTGTGATAATACACATGTGTGTATTCTTTTGTTGTTACAATAGAGATGGAACTCACCTCTATTTTAACGATTTTCAAATTGTCGATACCATAGAGAATATCTCCTACATTGTACTTACTCTTCATTTCCATAATTAATGAATTTAAAAAAATAAAGTGACGGCGTCAATAATGACGTCGTCACAAACACAACTAAAACAAAAAATTAATCTTCATTCCATTCGCGCCACATTTTTATATAGTCGCGAACTTCATTAATGAATACTATTACCACGGCTATCGCCATGGCAATATACATTGCCCATATAATCATATTTATAAAAAATTAATGTGGCGAGGGGCGGAATTGAACCGCCATCCGTTTTAAATAATATGGCAAAATGAAAACAGTAATTTGAATGCACCTGCCCTCGCCTTGTGGGGTATCATTGATACCCCTGAACATCAATTGACATTTCACAATGTCATCTTGATAATAACTTATAATATAATGAAACTAAAAAACAGTCAAATGAAATTCGACCGTGTTTCACAACGCAGTCGAAAAGAAAACCGTATAAAAAACATATAAACCATATCTAACCAATTATGGGTATATTTTTTTTGGTTAATGAAAACGCCTAAGGTATTTCGCAATGGCTTGGCGCAAGAGTTCATGTCTTTGAAGCTGTCAACCCTAGGTTATCCGCGCGTTACAGCATTACTTATTAGTTATGACAAGCGTTCAA